TGCGGTGTGGGTACAGTTGTTACCTCTGTTAAGGTTAGCACAAACTGATTAATTACTCCCTGTTCAATGTAAATCACACCTATATTAAATTAGACTTATCAAATGTTCATAAAAAAAGCCCCACCATTACGGCAGGGCTCTAATATATAGAGAGGCAGGATATTAAACTATGATACTCCGATTGCAGCAAGTGCTCCAGCACTCATATTAACCTCATATGCTAGGTACTCATTCTCCGCAACGAGTGTAACGGAATATTTACTACCATCTGCACGATTTTGGCCCGAGCCTTCACCTGTAGCAGATACCTGCAAGTATGGGAAGTACCAATAAAGACCATTAGCATCAAGGATGATAGCTGTAAGATACTGCTGTCCTGAGCCTAAGATTTTGATTGCACGAGACTTAGCAGCCTCTCTGCGATGGAACATTAAGTTAATAGTTGAAGTCACAAAAGAGCTACCATTAACTAGGTCAATAGTGCTATCCTCTGTAAAGTTAGATGTGTTTCTGCGAATGTAGTAGTTTTCAAAAAGTACAGGAGTAGCCTGAAGAGCGATAGCTGTTATTGACCATCCTGCACCCGCCGATGGATCTGCAGGAGTGATAGATAGTATCTCATCTTGTTGGTTAATCCAAATACCATAAATCCCACCACTGTTATTCTCGCAAGATTTTAAGATTGCTTCTAATGCTTGACAAGCCATTGTGTTAAAGTATTATATAAAGGGGGTTGCCCCCCTCTATGAGTTATTATTAAGAATAGTAAACAATATCACCTGGATTCACAAAGCTAAAACCAACTTTCATGTTAGCACGAGTACGGATAACCGGCTCAGCAACAGTATCAGCTAAGTTAACTGCACGCAAATCAGATGGGTCTCCCTCACCATCAAAGGCAAAGATTAAATTATCTTTCAATGTGATTACAAAAGTGTTGTTTGACATCCCTGGACAAAGTACAATCTTGATACCTAAGTAAGTCAAAGATAAATCTTGAGTGATAAATGCATTAGTGTTACCACTAGCTACACCTAATCGGTAGATGTTAACTAATTGTGTTGGTAAATAGATACGTAGGTCAGCAGTACGTGATGCAATAGCTGCAGGTACCAAAGCAAAAGCAGCCTCTAATTTAGCACCTAATCCATTGACTCCTGAGAATGTAGTGATAACACCTGTACCACCTGAGATAACAGGATCAATTCCAGGACCAGGAGTAAGACCATTACCAAGTAAAACCTCATAACCATCACATAAAGCAAGTGCAGGAGTAGCTGATCCTACATCACCTTGCCATCTTAATGACTCAATTTGTCCGTTAACAGCGTTAGCCATTTCACTCCAATAGAAGTTAAAGAAGTTAGCTACAGAGAAATCTCCGTTAGATCCTGCTGCCATTTGTAAAGATACGAATGATTGCTCTAGGTCAAATTGACATACTTGAGCCATTGCAGAAAGAGCACATACGTCTACTTCATGTGAGCTTAATTCATCTGTGTTTATGTTAGGGAAGTTACATGGAGATGCAGCCAATAAGTCTGTACCAAAAGTAACAGTACCAATTTTAGTTTTGTACTTGATACCAGGTAGAGTACGGAAGTTATCAGCAATCTCAGTACCACCTAAGTAAGCCTGTGCATAGAATGCATCAGCGTTAGGGGTTAATTCTGCACTTGGCAGAACGTTTAAATCAAATCTTAATTTACGCATTTTGTTTGTTGTTATTTTGTTGTGTTAAATTTTACAAAGTTACTTAGTCTTTGATGTGCACTCAAGGCCACATCCTCTACAATCTCCTCATCCTCTACCTCAGTAGACAATATCTCATCTAGTTGGTTACGCATCTCTGCAATCATTGCAGCTACAGCGTTCATGTGCTCATCTAATAAAGGTCGTACAATAGCAATGATAGCCTCTGCATCTACTACAGGGTCTACCGCCATTGTCTCTTCTACTGTATCCTCTTCGATTACAGTTTCTTCTAGGGCTACCTCTTCTGAGGTCTCCTCTATTTCAACATCACGTATCTCAATAACCTCCCCGTTTTTTACAACGTAGATTTTATCCATGATAGTGTGTTCTCCATCAGGTAACTTGTTCATATTTGTTTTTGTTTTTGTTTGCTCTTTTAATTTCATTCCTAAGTATCCCTCAATAGAGAAGCCTATCTGATCTTGTGCTACTAGCTCAGCATAGTATTCCTTATCAGTAATCTGGGCAGTCACCATTAGCGTACCCTCAGGTACCTCAATGCCAAATGTTGAGTAAGCCTTATCCTGTTTTGGGTTGTCTACTATCCATGCCTCAAGTACATAGGCAGGAACGGTCATAGTGGTATCATGCTCCAGGTTAAATAGGTCTCGGTTGACCATCTGTTTCATGAACTTACCATGAATTAGCTCTATCTCTTCCTTAGTAAACTTGACATTGTACTCCTCATCTGTGTCCTCATCCAATCGGTATATCTCCATAGGTATCAAAGCAGGTGCAGTGATACGATACTTGAGCTCATCACTAAAGAATAAAGGCTTAGCTTGGGAATTGAATGCCATCCCCTTTACTTTGATGGCAGGATTAGAGGTAAACGCTATTTGTTCTATGCCTAGGTCCTCACCATTTTCAGCGTATGCTGGATCAATAGTAATTGTATAGGTCGGGATTTTATCTTTAGCCATTACCTATATTAAAAAAAACGTATATTTGTTCAAATTTTATAACATGGTAACTATTTTAAACAGGGAGATTCCCAACCAAATTGAAGAGCTCACCATTGAGCAGTTTGAAGCAATCACTGATATCAACAACAATCAGGAACTTGACCCCATTGATAAGCACCTACAGGTGTTTGCATACCTAGGGATACCTGAGTCTGAGTTCTGGGATTATGATGTTGCAGATTTTGTAGGCATGGTCAGAGACTTTAACTCATCTGAGCAGAAAGACTATCCAACAGTGGAGGAGATAGAGCTTGATGGCTATGTGTACAAAGCACAATTAAAGTTAACTGTACGGGATACTAAGATGATTGAAAAGATAACAATAAAAAAAGAGAAAGGTTATGTATCTGAAATGTTAGCAGTGATGTTTAAACGTGAGGACCTTACCTCTGCTGAGCACTATGCAGATGCACACATCAAGCACAAAGCAAAGCTCATCCGTAAATTGAATGCAGCTATCTCCATTCCTTACATCATGTTTATTGCTAAAAAAATATCACAGCAAGCCAATGATCAACTTACCGAAGCAGTGGAATCAAGTAACGCTTGAGCAGTTCATTGAATTTAGCAGAATAGAAAGAGAACAGGGAGCCTACCACTACAACAGTGAGGCTCTTTCTATCTTATCAGATGAGCCTATGGAGGTTATTGAGGACCTAGATGTAGATGAGATGGCAGAACTTGTAGCAGAATCAAAGTGGTGTACCTCTGAGCCATCCAAAAATTATAAGCATGAGCTGTTAGGGATGAAGTTCAAGCCACTTAACAAGCTCACTCTTTATGAGTACATTGACCTAGACTATTATTTTACAGATAACTACGTCACAAATCTTGACAAAGTTTGTGCCATCTGCTACCGGCATAGCAAGGTAAATGAATGGGGGGAGGAGATACTAGAGCCCTATGAGTTTGATTGTAATATCAGAGCTGAGAAATTCCATGACCTGCCTATTACAGATGTCTATGGTATAGTACATGAGTTCCTGAAGTACAGGGATACATTCCTAAAAAACTATGAGAACTTATTTAGTGGGGAATTAGATGAGGACCTGAATGATGAGGAACGTAGGGAGATGGACCCTGAAGAGATTAAAGAGATAGAGAAAGAGCAAGCTCAGACTAAGTGGTCATGGGAGCAAACCATATACGGGTTGACAAATGGGGATATTACTAAGAGTGAAAAGGTAGGAGCCCTACCTCTCATCTATGTGTTTAATATCCTTTCAATGAAAAAACAATTAGACATCTAGTGGGTAGTTAGGACTAAATCCTGGAGGAGGGTCAAGTGCATAGAAAGTATATACTATCTTTTGATTCTCTTTTAATACCTCTGACCATTTATTCATTGGGTAAGTCTTAGTGAGCCAATCAAAATACTGCTGATAAATTTCTGCTGTTAATCCTGAGCTCTCCATTTCCCTAGTAAACTGATCTACAAATTCTCTAGGAGCTATCTGACCATCATTATATCCATAAGCATTAGCAGTTTGAGGCACCCCATTGTTAAGGAATATAAAGTAGTACATGGCTACTATCTCTATCTCTAAGCGCTCCATGTTTGCTATCCTGGCATTGATACGGATGCTATCTACTAGAGTACTACCTGTAGGATTAGAGATATCATTTCTTACTATCCTCCTAAGTATGTTAGCCATTTTCCTACGTGTAGGATATAGCACATTGAATATACCTGTGTTACCGTATCTAGCCATTTGTTAATGCTTTATAAATTTCCATTGTATCATCCACTAGAATGATACCCTTATCTGTTTCTACATGTAGCTGAGTATCACTCACTACCTCAATGGGTCCTGTAATAGTGTACTCTATTCCGTTAATACTAAACATAAGCGAATACTTTGAATAAATTAATGTTAGCGACATCCGCCAAGTTTTGACATTGCATGGCAAATATAACGTAATTATCTACCGTTGCATTAAAGGCAACATTTACTATGTTACCTGTGGTGTAGTCTGAGAAAGCAGCATTAGAATAGCTAGTTAAGTTAGTACCATTGTAGCTAAAGTTACGCTCAACATATCCTGTTTGATGGCCGTTATTCATTGTAAATAAAGTATTGAATAAGGTAGCACCTGTTAAGCTGTTGGTAGTGTTAAAATATATCCTACCATACAACTGCCCTACAGCACCACTCACTCTGTACATCCTAAATATCAACTGCAGGATATTGTTAGTGCCTAATGTGTTGGCAGGTATCAATAGTGAATGAGATATAGTGATAGCTGTGCCTGTAGTGTTAGTGCCTAGAATACCTGAGAAACCTAATAGCTTAGGGTTGTTACTACCACCACCTTGAGCTGCATCAATTATTTGTTGACCGGTTATAACAGTGTTAGTAGGTACTGCTCCTGACATAGAAGTGCACTCTATTAAATCAGTAGCCTGTAGATTGCCGGTATGCTGTGTGAGGTTAGGTCTCCAATCTCCCCACCAAAATGCTGAACTCATACCTATATTACTTTAACCCTGTAAAATGTTTAAAGAGGTACTGCACAATCAGTCCAATCATTTACCGTTAACGTGATATTCATAACATAGCCTGCAGCATAGTCAAGTAAATCATTGTTTAATGCTTGGAATGATGGAAGCCCTATGACATCAAAGGCAAAGTCATTGCTATCCATGTAGTAAATATACAGGTCATTCAATATCTGCTGTGTATCACTAAGGATAGTTATGATATTAGCCCTATCTTTTTGGATGATATCAAAGCAATAGATATCAAAGTTAAACTCAGAGGTATTCTCGGTAGGGGTAACACTAACCGGTACCACAAAAACAATGGGATACTTCTCATTCTGAGTAGCAAAGTTGTACAGTTGTTCCTTAAAATCACTACCTACTTTCATTACCTGTAGATGGTTAGTGTAGAATAGCTCAATGTGATCTATGATTGCTTGTAGTGAGTTCATTATAGTTCGGCGTTTTTGTTAATCTTGTTAATCTTATTCTGTACGTTGGTTACCTGGGTCTCAGATACTACAGCAGTCACAGTCATAGAGCTATTGTTAGTACCTCCTCCTGCACTCATTGTACCTCCTGCATTAGCTGAGCCAAATAGCTGTGCTCCCTGTGGTACTTGCTGTGCTACGTTAGGGGTAGCACCTGTATCACCACCACCACCGCCACCACCGCCTGGGGATGGAGTGCCACCTGAGGTAAGTATCTGCTTAGCCTTGGCTACGTTGGTAGCAATCTGAATGATACCTGCAGCGAACTGTGCAATACCTGACGCTCCAAAGGTAACAGCATTGGAGGGGTTAGATTGTGATGCAGCAACTAATGCTGAGATTGCCTTGGCAGTATCAATACCTATCTGCACTAATGCCATTGCCTTGTTGAACTTCTCTAATTTCTTTTGGTCCTTGATAAAGGCAGCCCCTACATTTTGTATCCCGGTAGCTATATCTCCAGCTAAGGATATTTTGGCATCCCTTTCTTTTTTAGCATTTTCAACTTTAAGATTAGATGCATCCCGTTCTATATCTATTGTATCATCTTTGAATTTATTACTAAGAGCTAACTGTAGGGCAGCATTACCCTCTGCTAGTTTATACTCCTCATCATACTTAGTCTTGAGTGCCTGTAGTTTCTTTTGGTCCTCAGTAAGTTCAGAGTCTGCCAATGTCTTAGCTAATGTTTGCTGTTGCTTTAACTTAGCATCTGCTCTCTTCTGATTTTCTGCCGCCTCCTGATCATTGTATAATTGAGTAAGTACTTTCTTTTGCTCCTCGGTTAGTGTGGTATCTGCCAACGTCTGAGCTCTTAGCTTTTCATACTTTGTCTTGGTCATGGCGAGTTCTTTCTCAGTTCCCTCCTCCATCATCTGCAACTGTAAATCAGCTATAATCTCATTACCTTTCTTTAAGTTATCCGCTTCAATCTTAGCCTTAT